GCGTCCTCTCGCGGGGGTTTAGAATGTTTTAAAGTGTGTACGTATATGCTGGACAGCCTTGAAATCTCACGAATGAGAAATCATCGCCTACAGCCATATTCACTTCAACTGATGTACTGGGGATAGAATCAATGGCCTGGGTAGGCCATACAACCCGGTAAGAATCAGTATAGGATGAATCAAATGTCGTTTCTCCGGTGGGCACCGGGTTTGATGAAAACGACAAAAGAAACATGTTGTTGGTATATAGGGGGAGTTCGTACTCAACTCCCCCATTAGTATTGATGTGGAACGCGACACTACCAGCTGCAAAATTCGAGAAGAATTCAGGCTGATTTATGGTGACGAGTGCGTCCGATACAACGTCACCTTCGTCCAGAAGTGTGACGTTAACGAAACCACAATCAGTAACAGAGACCTTACCAATAAGTCCTGCCCTATATTTCATCCCTCCTTTCATGCCTAAATATCCATAGCGAAGATAATTGAACATGTTAATAATGGAGGGGACTCCATCGTACACAGAGGTGAGTTCTGGATACAATGTAGAAGTGTATGATAAGCCTAAATCAGTTGCGGTACCAGTCGCTACAGGCATCGAAAAGGTACGAAACATATATCGCTTTAACAGAGCTCTAAAAGATAATGGAATTTCACCAAAATGCATCTGTCCGATATGTTCCATACTGGCACTAGAAGGGTTCAGTACTACATCCAAATCCTCTTTGCTCTCTCCCATGTCAGATTCTGTGGAAGGTCGTGTCAAACTGAGATAGCCATCCAGTCGATTAAAGCAAATGTTATCGGAATAAGTATAGACATTTACCGAAATGTCTGATCCATCAGGGCTTTGCAGTGCAGTAAAGGGAACAATTGCTATGTAACCATTCGCAGAATCAAACCAGTTAGTTCCTCCAAAACCTACTGAACCAAGATCAAAATCCATATTAGCATCACCGACACGAGCCCATGCGCGCGGGAAAGCCCATTCTATCGTAAAAGTTAGCTCTTGAACTTCTTGAATATCGATTACCTTGATGTATTGCTTGTTGATATCGAGAGCGGCATCAATTACCACATTCTGGGGAACATTGGGCTCATAATAAATGGCTAACTTCCCCCTGTGATATTGTGAGCAAACGATTTCAATACGATACGTGATGTCTCCTCGCCAAAACTTGAACATCCTGGCTACCCATGCCATTGGCGTTGGGCAAACAGTGTAAGTGGTCAAAGCTTGGTTATACCTATCAGAAACTATAGGGTTGACTGGGGCCAACCAAATAGAAGTGCTTAATGGAGCATCACTATCTTGCCACTCAAAAATATCTAAAAGAGATTCTCTGGCGCAAAGTTCAGAAATGATCATATCATCACTGTCTGTAGCGACACAATGTGCATCGACTGTCAGCTCCTGTTTAGGATCTAAGCATATCTTCTTCGTAGTATCATAGCCAATAGTATATGCCCCATTCTGAAATGCTTGAGGATTTGTTCTCAAAGGCTCAGTATTCATAGTGGGTTTGGAGAAACCAAATAGTGAGGCCATTCCAGAAATAGTACTAGCTATCGTTGAAGCTACTGAAGTGAACGGCGCTAAGACTGGTATAGCTGATGCATAATTAAACGCCGTAGCGAGTTTTGAACTAATGCTCTCTATAGGGCCTATAACACGTTCATCTCCCATATCTGCTTCGGTACCCACCTGTAGTACAGTACCAGTAGGCGATCCAAACTCTACGTTGGTCATCCAGGCGTAAATAAACACTGAAATGCTCGTAGGTGTTGCAGATGCTGACCGTACCACGTTAAGGGTATTGAGATATATCCTTCCAAGATTAGATGCGTCGGCAAAAGGAGTTGTATCTGCTATCACAAGAGGCGAATTGTTATATAAGCGTAACATAGGTTGTGCGCATATAAATGGAAGCTTCATGTCAAGAGGCTGATTATCTCTAACATCTAAGTATCCTACATTAGGAGACTGTGAAAGGTAAACCAACGCTTGTTGCCTATTAGCACCTGCTAATAAACCATCAAAATAATTTAATGATTCATTATAAGCGCCATAAGGCTGATAACTCAGCTGAACTTTGGCATAATGGAAAGGGGAACCTGATATTGTAATTCTCACATTCATGTCACCTCGTATATAAGCATAATTTCGCAACTTAGCTCTAACTGAAGGTTGATCAAGAAAGGCATCCCATATCTCTGTTGAGAATGTTAGATGGGTTCCGGGAGCTACAGACGCGGTCGCTATTTCTAGTGGCCGCGACAAGTAGTCCTCTAAACTCAAGTAATTTTTCTGTCCTGTTTCAAAATACTGACTCTTATCTTCTTCTTCAACAATGGGAGGTGAACCTGCCACGTCGTGAAGATTTTCCAAATCAGCATGGGCATCGCCCATATCTGCCTCCAAAAATACAGTCTGTTTCCGCTTTAAAGCTGAATCCAAACGTAGGATGGTGGAGATAAGGCTATCCTTGCGGGACAATAAGTAGTGGTAGTTTTTCGCGTGAGTCCATGCCTGCAGATTATTTCTAACTGAGGGTATTTTCTTCAAGTCGCGTAAACTGAATCCTGGGTAAGGATCTTCCATCGTTGATAAACTGAATTCTACTTCCTTCAATTCATCTAGGGATTGTTCGATTAATATCTGTGCTCGCCATTGGTTATATAGAGACGGTCGACGAAAACCCTCTCCTACGTAGCATCGGTCGACAGAACAATCCGTGAACCCACATTCGCTGGTTGGGGTTCCGTAACTATTGTCTGAAGCACATTTTTCATCCATTATGTGCGTTTTAACAGGATCTAGTGAGTTCTTGATATAGTGATAAGTGGGTAGTTCTCCAGCATTATCTAATAAGTACTCATTTAGGAAAGAGCTCATTGCATTGTACTGTTCTTCATTAGAATGAAAGAATAACTCACGCAAAGCGCTCATAACTGTGCTTTCTAACTGTGTAAACAAGGAAACATTGTTGCTGGGTAAATACCAACTACATGATCTTGCAATTGAGTCCATTGAAAGCGGGGCGATTACTCTATCTAATTCATCTGAGAAACAAAATGTTCTCTTCAGAAAAGACATTTCATCTGGAGTGATAAATGAGACATCAACGTCCTTCTTACTAGCTGTCGTAAAACGGAGCCCGTAGTAATCAGAGCAACACTTGGCATAGTAAATACTGTCAAAATTTCTAGTCTCATCAGAAACGGAAGCGACAACATCATCACCGTAGGTGCACACTGCAACGTGTTTAAAGAAATCGAGATGCGAATATTCCGACATGTTCCAGGCATAAGCTAACATTATCAATCCACGTAGTGAATTATCTTCTGCGGTGCCTAATTTCCCAGAAGGTTGCAATCCCGGAACAAAGAATTTGTCACCATTCATAATGATACTTACATAAGTTGATTCGGTTAGGATTCCTCGAACTATAACCATCTGTTCTTCAGTATATCCAAAATGGATGAGAACATCATTTATAATTGTCGCTGAAGCCATACCAATATCAACAGGCATGCAAGTATCATAACCGCTATAGTCACCTTCGATAACATTGCGTGAGTGATCATTAATTCTATTGTAAACATCGCCAGCCTGTGTATGCATATCTATACCTATACTAGAATAGAAACATTCAGAATGTGCTGCCATATGATTAGTCAGTGGCATAAGGAATGCACGGGTCACTATGTAAAAGGCATAAGGTGTAGCGTAAAACACTCGCGTGGCTCCTTTTGCAACTTTCTCGGCCGCTCTAGGTTCATCCTTAAGGTTAGCTTCGAAAGGGACTTTAACAATATATCCTTTAGAATAGGCATCTATCAGATCATTAATTTCCTTAAGAATTTGATCCTTGGGATATATAGTATCCTTTTCCTCATAAACATAATTACGCTTCTTTCCAGGGGTGCCATAACCAGCGCTCTTGGATAAATCCACTGACCGACAGTAATAATCAAAAGCTGAGCCATTAAAGGCAGTTTCAATATTATAAGGTCGCATCTCACTAATACCAACACTTTCAAGGTTGTTGCAAATTTGTGCTGTAACTTGTTTAATAGTTCTTCTTAGAACTGTAAGATTAAGGCACTTTTTAGGATTTGCAAACTTCCTGAACGTAACATTATAGGGATTGATGTACTCGCCATCTTTCATCTTTGACTTCATCAGTGGTTTTTGGTAAACGGTATATGATTGGGGTCCATATACTTCATCCAATTTCAACTGAATCGTAGAGTGAACTTTGGTTTTACATAGCTTAGATACTTGATTGAAAGTTTTCGTGGTGCCTACATTTCCTAAATAAGTGGGGAAACTAATTTCTTCATGTAGAACCAAAGATTGAGCATGTGGGGGGTTAGCGGGCTCTTCTTCTCCAAGAGAATGAGCTTCCATAAATCCCGTGTCAAACTTGTTCAAACATTCGTCAAGTTCATGTCGCGTGAATAGAACTGCATAGGCTACATTACTATTATAGTGTCCAGCAATGTGAACTCCTGCAATAGCGCATTTACCTTTCGCTGTGGTCCAGACTACCGGTAGTCCGCATTGGCCTACTTTATGTCCGTCCCATGAATATCGTATAGCATTAGTGTATGTAACTCGATCAAAATTCTTGTCTTCACACTCAAGCTTTCCTATGTAAGAAGCACGCACATGTGAATTCAAGATCTGAGCATCCGCATTTGTTAATCGTAAAATAGAACTGGCAAAATGTGATCTCACGTCCTTGCTCAAAGTTTGAAGAACATATAACACGACATGGTCCGATCCAAGTAATCGATGATTAACATCGCATACTATTCCAGGCATATAAGCAGAGGGACTAGGATCGGAACTTGCTGCTAGTCTAAATTTCATTCCTACAATATCATGGGTTCCAAATGCGTGTTTGGGAACAATAAAGTAATTAGAACATAATCCAAAAGCATACGAACGTGAATGATTACCATTGGGCAATTCAACCTCAAACTTACGTATATTATTAGATATAGCCGAATAGAGTTCTGAAATTTCTCCTGAGTGTGCTGAATCCATTTGTGCCAAATTAACAGTAGTCCAAGACATTGCATTGTGTTTATTAACCACTCTGTAAATGGGTGATCCAGTACCAACACGCTCTTCCCAGGTGTTAGTTCTTTTCGTTTCCTCAGTTTCCTTTGGAAATTCAGTACTCACCTGCGAAGTAGTTTGACCTTCTGTAACAATATTGTCCTGTAACAAACCAACAATCTGCTTAACAACAACAACTGCGGCGGCTATATGTGCAATACCAATTGCTAAATCCGCCGGATTTCTGAGCCACCATGTTTTGAATGTATCAAACTTGTTCTTCCAGTCCTCTGTTTCAGAATGTATAATTGATTGCATGGTTTGGCTCCTCCAATAATATGTCAGAGGACCTATATCGATATACGAAAGAGAGAGGAAGAATACAGCAAGGGACAACAAGATTGGACTGTGAAACACCATTGCCATCAGTAGACTTAGCGCTATCAAAATCTGACAAAACATAACATAAGTTTGTTTAAGTTTCGATAGAGCTGCTCCAGTCATTAACATGGCACCGGCAATAACACCAAAACTCTTAAACGTAGAGAATCCTAAGTTAAAGCCATGGGAACACGCACGTACACTATAAGCAAGACTACGACGCGTAACTTCACCATAATGTTCAACACTATCGAAAATACTATTAGCAACTTGAGAGTAAAAAGCTTCGGTTTTAGCACCATTACTTATAAAGTGATGTGCGGGATCTTCCGTTCTATGTTGCGCACGAATACCTATAGAATTCAAAATATCATCCAAATTGGGAACTTCTTCATCAGAATCATCACTAGAATAATCATATTTGGCATCATCTTTAAAGGGCAATTCACCATTTCCCCTAGGAGAAAGGCCAACTACGTCAGATTCATCACTAGGATAATCTTCCTTAATATCAGGGCGATCATCATCAGAGTCACCAGATGAGCTTGAAAAGCTCACCGATGTGGTACTATAATCAGCATCATCATCAGAATCAGCATCAGACCACTTACGTACGACCTTTCTTTCATCTAATCTCTGAAATTTGGATAAAGCCTTAATTTTCGATTTAAATTTCTTGTCATTGGGAATATAATTCGTACTCTTAGCAGCATCTTCTGAGAAATGCCTGGTAATATCTTGCAACAAAAAGGCTTCCAATTCATCAACTGTGGCTCGCGTCATTAACATCTTGTCTACATATTGAACATTATTTATTGGTGTTCGTAGATAAACGTCAAATGTCCACTTCCTGTAAAAAGTGTCTTTATCAGTAATTGCTGTATTAATACGGCCATCTTCAGTGGCATACTGTGCAATTACTGTAGGACGAATAAACAAGAATCGCCGCATAACTGCAGCCGGATTGCTTACACAATGAGATGCATTAAGGTGAGAATTGTTAGTATCTACAACAACCAGTTCAGGGTTTGCAAATACCTTGCCTTTCTTCTCAGCGACTGCCATGTTCACGGGAAAAGGTTGACTATCAACTAAACTACATACCTCAGTGAGAGCGGGGTCTCCCTTACTCTTCGCTATGTTAGAATGTAATCCACCTAATTCCGAAATATGAATATAAGGCATGGACCAGGGGTCATATTGATCCCAATACTCAGAGGCCTTATTACGCTCATAAACCATACCATGATCGAATTTGCGACCAAACGCATAACTGAACATGGAATAAATCATATCAAGAATGGTAGATTTTCCTATTCCAGGACGACCATGTAAAATGATGGCATAAGGCATTGCACGTTTATCTTGTAATTGTGATTTTACTTCTCTGTAAACTGCATTGCCCCATAACTGCATCTTCCGTAAAGCGTCTGCGTCGGTGGAAATAGGTCTAACCTTCTTATAACAATGATTAACATCCATTAACCAATCAGAAAGATCAACAATAAAATCCTTAGCCGAACGAGAGTGACCTACAGGTAAACCATAGGAAATGACCGGATATTGAGCTTCCCACATCTTATGATGCTGAGCAAGATCATAGATCGCATTGCGTTTTAATAACACAGATTGAACTGAGAGACCTTGTGAAGCTAATTCTCCATATTCCATAAACTTGCCTATAGAGGAAACTAACATATCAACAGCTTCGAAAATTGTCATCCGCTTAGTGGGACCAAAATATCTCTCCACCTTCTTGATAGTAGCTCTGGGCATATCGAAGACATTTACTAATGAGAAACTAAGATGTCTCAAAGCATCGAAAAATTCACCTTCCATCAGATATTTGAAACTCCTAAAGGTTTCACGTAATCGATCTGCCATAGGGGTAACAGGAACTTCACCATTCTCATTCAGATGTAAAGCTGATTGAAACTTATAGTCTCGTTCAGCCTCTAAATGAGGGTGACTTGTGTCATCATCTGGAATTGAAACAAAACGACGAGACCTCGGCAGCTTTTTGAGTCTTTCCCAAGCATTATCAAACATATCGGAATTGGCCATTTCAAAGTCCTTATAAAGGATGTTTAATATAGCATAGTCTGTAATCACACTCGTAGAAGTGCAAAAGGCTAAAAAAATATTAACGGCCTTAAAAATCTTCTTCGTAGTAGGATCCGAGTATTGCAATAGTTTCTGCGTAATAGCGGTAGAAACGACGGCAGCTCCAAAACCTAGATAACGTTTAGGATCAGTCATAGACTGCGAGGAAAAACCATAATCAGATTCAAGTGAAATACTATCATCATCAGATTTCTCATCAGAATCAGAACCGGAATCCGACATATAATCAAGCGAATCAAGAGTATCTTCCCAATAAGTTGAGCTACTAACACTATTCCATAAATGGGATAGCTGAGCCAAACTCAGTGGGGGGATAGGTATATCGGGTG